CGCTAGTACTTCCTGGAAGAGATGAAGGAACTCCAGGATTAAGCAAGGCTGCACAGGGACGTATAACTAAAGCAGTTCAAGATCAACAAAGATTATTAAGACAGCAAAATAGATTTACAGAGCAGCAAATACAAGATGCTCTAAAAAGATATAGACAAAATAAGGTTGATCAAGAAGTTGCAGCAGCAAACTTAAGAAGAAAGGCTCAACTCGATAGAGAAGAAATAAAAAATAGACAAACAAGAGAAATTACAGAAAAAGAACGAAATACGCAACTTAAAAAAGAAGCAAAGGCAATGAGGCAGGAAAGAGTCAGCAGGTTCTCTGGTGGTGCTTCAATGGCTTTAGGAACCGCTGGAATGGCAGCAATGATGTCTGGAAACGCTGGCATGGGCATGGGCTTAATGGGCGCTTCAGCAGTTGCTGGAATGGCTCCTATGTTTGCTGGTATGGGTCCTCTAGGTTGGGCAGTAACTGGAATAACAGCATTTGCTGGAACATTGGCTTTAGCAGAAAGAGCAAATAAAAAATATATAGAAGGACAATCTAGGCTAGTAGATGCCACATCTGCAACAACAGATAAAATGGCAAAAATTGGAGAGATGACCAATAGAGTTGGGGCAAGTGAAATCTATTCAAGAAGAAGAGGTTCTGCAGCAGCAGACAGATATACAACTGGTTTTGAACGAGGAAAACAGATGTTTGGAACAACCTTCTTATCATCTGAACAGGGCAAATCAATATTTGCGTCATTCCAAAAAGATTTAGTTGATAATGGAACAGTTGCGGTACAAAAAATAGCAGTACAACTCGCTGGCTATATTTCAGATGGAATTTTGACTGCTGAACAGGCACATAGTATTGCAACTCAAATAGGAATTGATTTAAACAATACAACATTGATTTCTCAAATTAGCGGTAAATTGTTAGATCTTGTAGGACCTGAAGGACAAAATTTATTAAAAGATCCACTAAATGTACGTTTAAGATTAGTACAAGAACAGGTAAAGTCTACATCACCAACAGGAGACATTGCAGATATCGGAAGAACAGATTATAAGCCTGATGATTTAAGTTATGAATTAAATATGATATCTGATTACTTTGATACATATCTTGCTTTGTTTACAACAACTGCTGGAGAAAGAATTGGTGCAACTATTGGAGCAACTGCTGCACAAAACTTAGAGTTTAACCAAGCCCAGGCAGATTCTTTTGCAAAATATTATGACGATCAAATTGCAGTTTTAGAAAAACAAAAACTGCAAACAACAGAGTTATCAAAACAAGAAAAGATAATTAGAGAAATCAGAGATTTAGAAGATTTAAGAGATAAGGGTCTTCAAAAGTTTAAAGATAATAATAAGGCAATATTAGATAATGCAGAAAAACTAAGAATAGCAATGCAGGGCAATACACCTGGAACAAAGGCATTATTAGGAGCATCTGAAACTCAGATGTTGGACAAATATAAGGGTGGGCCACAAGAACTAGCATCTGTTGTATTAGCAGAAAAAACAAAGGTAATGGATGCTGACTTAAGACTTAAGATAAATGCAATTGCTGGCAGTGGAATAGTTGGCCCAGATGCATTGACATCTATGATTAATATATTTGGAGAAGATACTGAAGCGCTATCGTCAAATCTAGACGTAGCAATTTCAAAACAAGATCCAGGTAAGGTATCTGCAATTCTGCAAATGTTTGCAGGCTTTGAAAATAAAGATATAGCAAAAACACTTCTTGTAGATTTATTGAAAAAAGATCCTAAGAATTTTGATAAGACAGCATCAACCATAGCGCTTATGGAAAAGATGGCTGGGAAAGAAATTAATCTAGAAGCATTTTTTGAAGCCGAAGATGCACAGGCTAAACTTGATGATCTAACAAAATCTCTAGAAGCAGTGGAAAAACTCCCTACCCCAATAACTAAAAAAGCATTGATGGAAATGAAAGAAGTTGGAGGAGTTTCCTTAGACGAAATAATTCCACTATGGGATCAATGGGAAAACCTTCCAGATGAAACAAAAAAGACAGTCTTACAGGAATATATAACTGTATATAAAACAATCACAGAGGGAGACGTTGATGCTGAAATTGCACGAAGAACAGCATCTGGTGGAACAACTGCTGCTTCGTTCTTGGCAGAAAGAACTGATCGTGATCAAGTAAGAAGAGAATTGGCTGCACAAAGAACAATGCAGCAAATTAATCAAGACATAGCATCTGCTACAGCAAATAAAAATGGGGACCCAAGCAGTGGTGGGAAAAAAGAAGACCCATACGAGTGGCTATTGTCAAGATTAAAGAATGTAAGAAACGCAGCCATCAATGCTGCTGGAGGACTAAGTGAATTAAATAAAGCCCTTGCAAAGTCTGGAACAAAATCTGTTAAAGATAAATTTGTTGGATTAGAACAACAACTTATGGGCATGAAAACAAATCGTCAGTTTATTGACTGGATTACGGGCATGGATCCAAAGGAGCAGGCAAAATGGGTAAAGACTGCTACGAAGAAAAATGTTAATCCATTTACTGGTAAAAAAGAAAAGGGTATAAAGGTTGGACAGGCAGTACTAAGTAAAGATGCACAAAAGTATGAGAGAGGTCTTGATGCTGCCATAGTTGGAGACTTTAATGTTTCTCAACAAAAATCATTAGATAATATTAAATATCAAGAACAGGCTTATAGAAAATTAATAGCAGCAGGATATGATAACGTAACTATACAAAGAATTCTTGAAGATGAATATATGACTCAGCAGGTTGCCTTAAATCAAATAACTAAAGAAGAGTTAGCAATTAATGCTAATTTAGCAAAACAAACTTCAATAAGAGAAAGAATGAATTCTTTAATTCAGACAGGCAGAGATGCCCTACAGCAACAAGCAAACATAAAACAAGTACCAGAAGTTATAAAGTTTTTCCAAGAATTAGCGCAAGGAGGACTATCACTATCTTCTGGCGCCCTAATGGATATTATAGGTGATCCAACACAACTTTCTGCAGCCATCGCAGCAATGGAAGATTACAAGTCTGGCGCAGAGGGTGCAGCCGATAGACTAAAAGAAATAGTTAATGGATTAAATGCAATTAAAGAAAATTCAAATATTCAAATAGTTATTGACTTTGTACAAAAGAATTTAGCACAAAAGGCCCAGGCTGGTTTAGAGGCAGCACAGAAAGTTCTTGCTGCAAAGAGAACAGTATACGGAAATCTAACTGTAGGCGAATTGGCTGGACAGACTTCTAAAAATCCATTAACTGGAAATACAACACAAGTTGGACGTTTGGCAAAAGAAAGAGTTGATGCAAGATTTTCAGCACCAGGCGGACCAGGTATCCCTAATGTTGCTGGAAAAACTCTTGTTGGCGTTCAAAAGCAAAGAGAAGATGTTGCAAAAAGAATGCAGGCTGTTCAACTTAAAACAAGAGAAATTCAAGGAAGGTATTCAACAGCACAAGATGAATTAACAAAGGCACAAGATAATCTTGAAAAGGCTTTGGATGCTGTTGATAAAAAATATGACGATTTAATAAAAACTCAAAAAGATAAAATAGATTCTATTGAAGAGCAAATTAAGGTAGAGTTTGAAGATAAGATAACAGCATTAAATAAAGAAAGTGGAAAATTAAGTAATGACCTTGCCATAATGGATAATTTGGCAGAAAAGATTAATACAAAGTATGATAAACAGGTTGAGGCTTTACAAAAAGTAAGTGATATTAATCAAGATATTGCAAATAGTCAAAAGCAACAGTTAGGGTTAGCAGATGCCTTAACTCAGGGAGACATTGCAGCAGCAGCAAGAGCAGCACAAGAAATGAGAGCATCAGAACAAGAAAGAATGATGAATGCTCAAATGTCAAGCATTGAACAAGCAAGAAACAATGAACTCAATGCCCTACGTGGTGCAGAAACTGGAATGACACGGGAACAGATTAGCGAAAGACAATTCCAGATATCACAAGAAATTTATAAACTTGAAAATGATCCTAGAAGACTTGAACTTGAAAAACAAATTGAGGCTGCACAGAGAGAAATAACAAGACTTGAAAAAGAAAGAGTTGTAGAATTAGATAAAGCAAGAGTTCTTAATGAAAAGGCTATTGCAGATGCTCAGGCAAAATTAGATCTTGTAAAGGCAGAACTAGATAATCAAAATAAAATATTGGCTACCCTTGAAGCAGAAGATCTAGAACTAGAATCACAAGAGGCATACTTACAATCTATTGTAGATGAAGCAATTGCATTAGATGATAGCACTGGAATGACTCTTGAAAAATGGATAGAGACTTCAGAAAAATTAGTTGACATTGAAGAGTTGGCCCAAAACTACGCTATTGCTTTGGCAGCAGCAGAGGCTTCAGCAGCAGCAACAGATGCCTCATGGCAAAGCATATTAGATACTATTAATGCAATTCCAGAAAGTATTACAACACAGCATATCATTAATGAAATAAGAAATATTACTGAAAATATTACTAGATATATAACTACAATAGATCTTGGTGGTGGTGGCAACGGAAACGGCAACGGAAACGGCAACGGCAACGGCAACGGAAACGGCAACGGCAACGGAAACGGCAACGGAAACGGCAACGGCAACGGCAACGGCAATGGCCCAGGGAATAGCGGGAAAGATGCTTCTGGAGGGAATAACGATTTAGGTGGAGATGGACATCTAACAGCGTTAGCATTAGCACAAAAAGCAGCAGCAGACAAAGCAGCAGCAGATGCAGCAGCGACAATCGCTGCACAAAAAGCAGCAGATGCAGCAGCAGATGCAGCATTTAATTTATTAAATGGTGGCTACGTATTTGATTTTGGTATAGGGTATAGAGCCAAGGGTGGACTCATAAATCCAATGAATTTTGCTATGGGTGGTTTAGCAAAGGGTACTGACACAGTGCCAGCAATGCTTACACCAGGAGAATTTATAATGAGCAAGTATGCTGTAGATACACATGGCATAGATAAAATGAGGTCTATTAATAGTGGGGACTCAGTTGGGGACTCAGTGTATAATTATAGTATTAGTGTTAATGTTAAATCTGATGCAAACCCTGATGAAATTGCAAGGGCAGTAATGACTCAGATTAAACAAGTAGATGCCAAAAAACTCAGGGGAGCAAGATTATAATGTCAACATCACCATATATGTTAGGTAGAAAGAAATATCAAAGACCACAAGCAATGCTTTGGTCTGAGAATTCTGGAACCTTAGTATCTGGTTTGTATGTGCCAAATGGATTAGAGGTAGGTCAAGATCCAGGATCTGAGGTAGATGAATCTGTTTATAATCAATTTTTAATATTATCAGATGACAATAGATCATCTATAGATTTTAATAATAATAGAATTGAAACTCGTGAAAGAATGATAAATGGTAGAATGAGATCCTATCATGTTGCAGATAAGTTAACGATATCAACATCTTGGCAAATGCTACCCTCAAGGTCATATTTTACTGTTCCTGATTTTAATCCAACTACTGGAATTTCTCCTCATGCTGGGTCTAATAATTTAGAATATACAACAGACGGCGGTGCTGGAGGGGTAGAGATATTAGACTGGTACGAAAATCATCAAGGCCCATTTTGGGTTTATTTAGCCTATGACAAATATTCAAATTTTGGTAAAGACTCAAGTGCGTATGCTCATCTTGCACAATATAATCAACTATTACAAATGTATTTTTCTGATTTTAGTTATAGCGTTGTTAAGCGTGGAGGAAGTAATTTTGACTTCTGGAACATATCAATAACACTGGAAGAAGTATAATGTTTCAAAACGAAGATCTTAAATTACATTTAGAAACATCTCCAACAGTCAAAACACAGTCTGCAGTTATTGCAGAATGGAATATGAATATTGCTAATAATATATTTAGAATAGGAAATTATAGATATAGGCCTTCTGCAGAAAACTCTGAAAAATATAAGTTAATACCAAATACTTTTGATGTAAACGACATAGGAAACTTTTACACTGGAGCAACTAATTCAGATATAGTTATAGACGGAGGAATCAGTCCAGAAGATAATGAAGAGCCGTGGTTTTTATTAGCAGAAAATAAAAAATCTTCTATGCTTTACTCTTTAGAAGATTGCTTTAAAAGATTTAGACCAAGATCTGGAATAAATAAGGCTGCATATTTTCCAGGTAGAAAACTACATCATTCAAATATAAATATGTCTAATAGGCCAAGATATTATATGGCAGATAAAAACGACAAGTTTAAATATTGGACTTCTTTTAGATCAGATGGAGATGCGTTAAGAGGAATTGCAAATAACTTCTCTGCTGGTCAATATTTTATAGATGATGCTGCTCCTTTTGTAGTTTATGATAATCCAGTTCCAGCAAATAGAATAGTAATAAAAATGCAAACAAATGTTGGCTCTATCGACCTGGGTCCATTTTCAGGCTCTTCTGGATCCTTTCCAGACCCACTATATGGAGACGTAAATAAAACAACACCAGTAAGATGGAAAATTCAATCATTACAGGGAAATAACTGGGTAGATATAATTAATTTCAATTCTGGGAAAACAAGAAGAAACGGTTTTCCAATTATAAGTAATGACGGTTATGTAGAGTTATCTTACGGACTAAAGGTTCCAGATAAGTATAGAGATGTTTTTGTTCGTGCAGAAGAATATTCCGATGTTTCTTTTAAACCAGAAAAATCAATAAATGGATATGCATATTTAATTAAGCCCAATCAAACAGATTTAGGCGAGTATCATATTTGGTTTGATAATCAATGGGAAACTTTTATCCCAGAATACGGCTGGTCCCTAGAGGAAGAAACTGTTGACAGGCTTACAAATTTTGTTACTGATTTTGTTGATCCAGTAAAATTTACTTCTACATCCGACGGAAGAGATATATATAGAGAGTTTGAATTTATAAAAGGATTAAGAATTGTTGTAGATACTATGAATACAGTTAACTCAACATTTGATTTAATCGAACTATCCCCAAGACTTACTGCAGATATTAGTGACAAAGTAGTATCTTTTAATGTATCAAAAACTGCATCAGATCTAGGCACAAGCGGATTGCCAGTAGGACAGTTATTAGCATCTAATGGAAATCTTAGTATTTTTGATTATGATAATTCTTTTAATGAAAACAATACCTTAAGCATTATAAAAGACTATACCTCAAATAATATACAAATAAAGTTTTATGACATAACTGTTAATGTAGATGGATACGATTATTTTGTTCCAATTAAAACTATGTACTCTGAAGGGTTTCCATCCATATCACATTCAGATAGAAAAGTTGACATTATTTTAAGAGACTTATATTTTTATTTTGAATCTTTAAAAGCGCCCGAGATGTTGGTAACAAATGTTTCTTTAAGTTATGCTATATCATTATTGTTAGACTCTATAGGATTTTCTAATTATGTTTTTAAAAGATTAACAAGCGAAAAAGAATTAATAATTCCTTTCTTTTATATTGCTCCAGATAAAACAGTTGCTGAAGTTTTAAATGATCTTGCTAGGTCTACACAAACAGCAATGTTTTTTGATGAATATAATAATTTCGTAATGATGAGTAAAAACTATATTCTACCGTCAAACAACGAAAGAGAAACAGACACAACTCTTTACGGATCAAATGATTTTGTTAAATCAGGAATTAGAGAAAATGCAAACTCTCAATCAAAATTAGCAAATATTTTTGAAATATCTTCAGAAGAAAGAAACGTATACAACGATGGAGTAATTAATTACGATACCAGATATATACAAAGATCTTATGGAAGTATCAAGCAGGCATCTATGATTGATAATGAAGTTGCTGCAAAAAACTGGATATATAAACCAGTATTGCTTTGGGAAATAACTGGAGATCAAAATGTTAGATCTTTAAATGGCGAAGTCTCTAATCAATCATCTTATAATTTATCTGCAATACCGCTTACTTCTAATCTTACAGCAGACGTTCCTATTGTAATAGGAAATAACTTAACCAATAATATTATTGATTTAGGAGAGGCAGTATATTGGTTAGGAAGATATAACGGATATTTTTATGCTAATGGAGAAATTATAAAATTTGATGCAGTTCAATACAGTATTCCTGGAGCACAAAAAAATATTTTAACAGAAGAAGTAGATGGGAAAATAGTTTATACTACAGAAACTGTTGGGGCAGTAGGAAATGTATGGATAAGCAGTAACCAAGAATATCAAGATTATATGTCTAAATTAACTTTTAATGGAAAAATGTATCCTACAGGATTTGTAAGAATATACGCAGAGCCTAAATATGAAGAAATAAATGGAATAACAGTTATGAAAAACGGAGATGTTGCAAGGCATGGACGTGGACAGTTTGGCACAAAGATAGTCTCACATGACGCTGGATTAAATTTATACTGGTCAAATGATACATATCTTAGAGGATTTAATATGCTAAGTCACAAGTTATTTGGTTTAAAGCCAGGAGATGTTTATACTCAAGTTGAAATTTTAGAAGAAGATTTGTCTACAACAATTCCAGCATCTCCAGATCCAGTCAGGGCAAAACAAAATACAAGAACTGGAGTAATTAAAAACTTCTTGTCATATTCTTATATAAATGAATCAGAAAAAAATACAAACAAATCTACGCAGGCTGGATCTGTTCAATCTTCAGCATTAGTGATGAGTGGTCCATCTTTTAGCACAACTGAATCAGCAATTAATTTTGTTTCTTATCAATATAAAGCACTAGATAACAAGTATAAACACTTCGGGACTAGAATGCGTATTATAGGTAAATATGAGATTGGGGACACAAAAGAACAAAGCCCAGTCAATTCCGTTCCATACTATGTTCTTCCTGGAACTCAGCCAGATCAAACCCTAAACATATCTGGAGGATCTGGAGGATTGGCAGTAATGGTTAATCCAGATACAAATATTGGATATTATTTTGAAATTGTAGCATTGACTGAAAAAAATATAAGTAAATACTCTTCAGACGTTACTAACTTACACAATATTATTTTTTATAAAATTAAATCTGATTTAACAGGTGCAGCCGTTCCAATTAAATTGTGGGGCGGGTTAAGTAATATAATGGTTGATACTGGAAACTTTACTGGGCAAGCAAGAATGATGGGAGAAGAAAACCCAACAGTTTATGACTTAGCAGTTGAGTATCAAGATATTGGATCTGTTAGAAGATTTTATTTATATATAAATAATAATTTAATTAAAGTAGTTGATGACCCAAGACCTTTACCAATATATAACAATATGGCATTATTTGTTCGAGGCGGATCAAAATGTATGTTTGAAAATGTATATGCGCTTGCAAATAACTATAGCCAAAATACATCATTCTCTTTAGAAACTCCAGTTGCAGCAGCATTCGGAGATGAACATATAGATGCTAACGAGTCATTTAGAAAATACGCTATGTCTGGAATGATCCAATCAACATATCTATCTGGAATAAATACAGGTCAGCCACCATCATTTAATATTTATTTTGATGAGTTTGGAACTATTATGAGAGAGGCTGCATATCTAAAAATAAAATATGATAAGGCATACCCTGCTATTTATGCACAATTATCTCCAACATTTAATAGAATAAAAGGTTACACAACTTCTGGATTTAAGGCTGGATCTTACGGTGCTGAATTTTTAATTTTTAATGCCACTGACACATCTATCAATTTAGACGAGACAAGTGGAAATTATTTAAGAATACAAGGAATAACTTTTACTCAAGAGTCAAACAATCAATTATCTGTTGATTCATACTTTGCAAAAAATGCAAACTTCTCTGATCCAGTAATTGGAAAAGATGGATTGATAGTATCTCCTTTAAGATCTGCTCTAGACTATGATAAGATAAAGACAAGCAGATTAAGTTATGGGAAAAAAGAATTTTCATTAGACACTCCATATGTACAGTCAAATGATGATGCGAATGAATTAATGGGATGGATGATCAATAAAATTCTTAGACCAAGGAAGAATGTTGGAGTAAAGATATTTGCTAACCCTATCATCCAGTTAGGAGATATAGTTAATATACTATATAAGGATAGCGAAGGAACTGATATAATAGCATCTGAGGATACTAGGTTTGTTGTATATCATATAGAATACAGCAAAGACTATAATGGCCCAGAAATGACTATATATCTAAGTGAGGTTTAATATGGCAATAAATAGTACACCGAACCTTCCCTCTTCTAGTCCATCAACTGAAACAAAAACTCCAGACGTAAAGGCTGCTACGCCAGACATTATTTTATTTGATGATGAGACCACACCTATAGAAATAATGACAGACCTTATATTTGAAAATATTGGTGGTCAAGAACTTATAAATATAGTTAGATCGGATATTATTAATGGACAAAATGTTATATACCAGCCTATTAAAAATTTAACAAATTTATATTTTCAATATAATCCACAAAATATTTTAGCCTTACAGGATACAGATTTTAACTATTTTAAAAAGTTTCCAATTAACTTTGCAAGCAAGGTACCAGTTTGTGGCACTGGGCCAGACTGCTCTATAGTATATTTAGATCCAGAAACTGGCAATTTAATAATTAATGTTGTAAATATTGCTAGAGATGAGCAGGTAGAGGTTTCAATAATATCAGAGGGCACAGTTTTAGATGATACAATATACGGGGTGTAATTATGATTACTAATATAGGAAAAGGCATTTTAGCCAAATATTTAATTGGGCAGGCTCCGTCGTATGCCTCTTATATAGCCATAGGCTGTGGGGCAAAACCACTGGCAACTAATCAAGAATTTGCCAACTATTCGTTAAAACAATCTTTAGATTTTGAAATGTTTAGAGTTCCAATTACATCAAGAGGATATGTAAGTGAAGACGGAATTAATAAAATTGTTTTAACAGCAGAACTTCCAACAGATGAAAGATATGAAATATCTGAGGTAGGGGTATATTCCGCTGGAGCAAATCCATCTGCTGGCGCATATGATAGCAGATCCTTATTTGCCTTTACTGTAAATGAAAACTGGGAATATCATACTCCAGAACCAGGAGGAGAAATTCCAATTATTTATGAGCCATTAGACGGCGACTTAGAAGATGGAAATATCAATCAAACAGATATTGTTTTTCAAACAAACTCAGATAATAGATTATTCAGTAATCCAGATAGAGTCGCAAGATATGAACGAGCAAGATTTTTTAATAATATTATAATGATGCGAGGAGATACGTCAGATTTAAATGTTGTTGACAACCATCTATCATTAGGGACTAACACAAATCATATTCACTTATTGGGAACTGCCTTAGATTTTAATAAAAACTCTCCAACAGATCAAGTTAAGTTAGCATTTAATATTATTAACAAAGATCCAGATCCAACTATTATTCCTGACGAAGTAAGAATTTTGTTAGAGTTTGCAGAAAGCGACTCACCAGGAACTGGAGAATGGGCTAGATTTGAAGTAGTAATGTCTTCAGACGATTATGATTTTGCCAACAATAGGTACTACGTAATAACAAAAGAACTTCAAGAACTTTATAAAAGTACAGGATTTACATGGAATAACGTAAGCATTGTTAAAATATATTCTTCTATTATAAAAAATGATTCGTTATCTGAAGATTTTTATATTGGATTAGACGCTATTAGATTTGAGAACATATCAACTACAAATCCAATCTACGGATTAACTGGGTATACTGTTTTAAAAAATACAAATGCAGAGACAGTAGTAAAGGCAGCAAACACAAGTAATTATATTGAGTTTAGATTTGCGATGGATGTGCAATAGTGGCAACGCCAGATCAAGGTATTAAAAAAATAATTATTCCAAAATCTAAACTTCCAGGGTTTTTTGGAGAAAACAAAACTTACATATTAAGATATAGGTTTATATCTGAAGATAAAAATAGAACATCTCACTGGTCTCCAGCATATAAGATTATTGCAGAAGATACCCCATCAGAAATTTTAAATAGTATGGTTGTAGATACTACAAACAGAATAGTTAATTTAGCATGGGAGCCACAATCAAACATTGAAGAATACTTTATATATGTTAAATGGAATAACGGAAATTGGCAATATTATACAAAAACAACACAAACTAATTATTCAATAGTTTATGATGTTACAAAAACATACATAAAAGTTGCGGTACAGGCTAAAACTATACCTTTAGAAAGATTTATAGGCTCTGAATTATTTGAAAACGAGGGTAGTCTGATATAATTAGACAGGAGGAAATATGGCAAAAATACCATCACCAGAACCAGGACAACCAATAGATGTGTCCTATATAGATCAAATAGTTAGAACTATAAATGATTTATCAGTACAAGTATCACCAGCCATCTATAAATATGTAACTGTTGATGTTCCAAAATTTCAACAGCAAAGTTTAAAAATATCAGAGACTAGATTGATAGGTGGATACGTTGATGTTTTTAAAGGAATACAAAGCGTTGGTGCACAAAAAGATTTTTTCTATCAATTTAAACCTGAGTTTAAATACCCACCAATAGTTGTGGCAACCCCAGTTAATATTAACGGAACAGAGGCTGGAAAAACAGTTACAGTTGTTTTAAAAGAACCTCAAACTTCAAGAGTTGATGGTACAGTTATTTTTAATTCAGCAGGAGATGTTTCAATCGGTGTTAACTTGCTTATCATCGGTGTCCCTAATTAATGATAAAATGTCAAAAATGTTTTCACAAAATGTTTATAGACAGAGTTTACAACTCAGTTTCGCATTTAGAAATATATTGTTTAGTGTGTGGATCAAGAAAGTTTTTTCATCCGCCGTCTGATTCGGAGGAAGGTAGATGGCTGTTAAAAAAGGAAATAGAACGAGCGAAGATTACAATGTCGCCCCTGTAATCCCTGGTAATAAAAAGGTTTGGTTTTTAAATAAAGACTTAGTTAGGGTTGTGCATTATAACAGATCTAATGGTATTATGTCAATATATAACATAACAAAAGATAGACTTGAAAGTTGTTTAATTAATGATTTTAAAACTAAAAGAGAAAGGGCATATACAGTAGGAGAAACTGCTGAATTAGTTAATAGACATAAAAAATATATGCCATCATTAATGAAACGAGGAGTAATACCATTTCCTACTGGATCGCAGAAGGGTGGAGAAAGAGGTTGGCAGGTTCGATCTTATTACTCTGAATCGCAAGTAAGAGAGATTCGTGATATACTGGCTACATACCATATTGGTAGACCAAGAAAAGATAATTTAATAACAAATGATATTACTCCCACAAAGGCTGAGTTGACTAGAAGAATGGGAGATGGTATACTGACATATACGAAGACCGAAGATGGAAGATTCATTCCAATTTGGACAGAGTCAATTTAACAGAAGGGTATGTAATGGAAGAAACAAAGGTATCAGTAACTCTAGGCTATACACTTAACCTAGGTAATTTTCAATCACTTAGATTGGATCTAGGTATTGTAGATTCAAAGCGTGATGGAGAAAATACAGATCAAGCATTTGAGCGTGTGTATAAGTTTGTTGAAGATAAACTAACAGCAAAAATAGCAGAAGCAAAAGTTGAACTAGCAGAAAGCGAATAGTGTGGCAGAAAAACAGCAGCGATTTGCTCTGTTGAGTAGGTTTGATAAACACTATAACTTTAAACTAGGGCAAAAGCCAAATTATAATAAATGGGTAGAGCAAAGCAAGGCAGATGCTCTTATAGAGTCTTATGGGCTTGATAAGTGCTATGAACTATTAGAGTATTACTTTGAAACAGTCGATTCTCCAGACTGGAAACATTTTTGTTATTTTGCACAGTATATACTAGAAGCAAAAGATAGATACGATAGAGATTTAACAGAACGACAACAGCGTAGACAAAAGGCAAAGGAGTGGCTGGGTGAATAATACAGAATCAAAATTAATCTCAGCCGTATTACAAGATAAGCAGGCTCATGTTCTTTTACAGGCCAACATAGAGAACATATTAGTTACACATGTAGATGTATGGCAGTTTATTAGAAAATATTATGAGAATAATGGTACAGTCCCACCAAAAGATTTAGTTATAGAAAAATTTAGGGATTTTGAATTAGTATCTGGAACAGGATCTACCAAGCATCATCTTGAAGAACTTCAGGCTGAGTATCTTACAAATAGTCTAAAAGATATTATTAGGTCTGCTGCCACGGATGTACAGGGTGGACAAGGTGTAGAGGCGCTTGAAACTCTTATCACAAAAACAGCAGAACTTAGAAAAAATACTGCAGCCATTCGTGACATTGATGTGACTGATTTAGATTCGGCAGTTGCATATTTTGAAAATTTAAAAAAGCAACAAGAGGCTGGGGCTATAGGCATTAAAACAGGTCTTCCAGGATTTGATAACTACTTACCCTCTGGAATCATGCCTGGGCAGTTAGGAGTATTCCTTGCATATCCAGGTATAGGAAAGTCATGGTTGTCTCTCTATTTCGCTGTGCAGGCCTGGAAACAGGGTCGTAGCCCAATGATCATAAGTCTTGAAATGTCTGAGGTTGAGGTTCGAAATCGTGTATTTGCCATTATGGGCGAAGGCCTTTGGTCACATCGTAAATTAAGTGCAGGGCAGATTGAAATGGATATGCTTAAGTCTTGGCACACTAAAAGCGTTCAAGGAAAGCCAGAGTTCCATATTATTTCAAACGATACTGGAGGAGATATTACTCCATTAGTCTTGCGTGGAAAGATTGACCAATACAAACCAGACTTTGTTATTGTTGACTATTTACAACTTATGTCTCCAAACCAAAAGTCTGATAATGAAACTGTTCGCATGAAGAACTTATCTCGTGAATTAAAGTTAATGGCAATTTCTGAAGAGGTGCCGATTATTGCAATTTCTTCTGCAACCCCAGACGATGTTACCAAACTTGAAACCGTGCCAACACTTGGTCAAACAGCATGGTCAAGACAGATTGCATATGATGCTGATTGGGTTTTGGCTTTAGGTCGAGGTACTAATAGCGATATTATTGAGTGCGTATTTAGAAAGAATCGTAACGGTTTTATGGGAGAATTCTTAGTTCAGGCTGATTTTGACAAGGGATATTACAGATATAAGGATTATGAAGATAAGACAGTATAATATGGGGTATGGAGACATATCAGCACAAACCTATCAAAAGGTTTGGTTTAGACGGAGTCATCAATGATGATTCTGCTATCTACAGATTACAGCAAGAATATATCAGGCTACTGGTATCAGAAATGCGACTATCTGGCTATGCTCCAAGACTTGACATTGATCCACAATTTACATTATCATATAACCAAACAAAAAATTACTTTGAATTTAAACTAAGCGTATACGGAATATATATAGGGAGAAAAAAGACAGAATGGATACTAGGGATAGACGGCAACAAACCAATTTATACACAGCCAATCAGATTAAAAGAGTACTCGCAGGATCTGGCATAACTGTAGAAAAAGAAGCAGAGTCCGAATACATAGTTTTTTGTCCATTCCATTCTAACAACCGTACCCCCGCTGGAGAAATAAATAAATTCAGTGGATTATTTTTTTGTTTTTCTTGTAGCAAAACAGCAGACTTAATAGAACTTGTAATGCATTTTTCTAATAGAACATATTTTGAGGCTGTTAGATTTATTAAAAGTAAAGAAATAGAGATAGATATATTATCAGATATTAATAGTAAACTTGTAGAAAAAGAAGAGTGGACAGAGTTTGATATGTCTATTGTCAATAGACTGCATGAACAGGCCATGTCTTCTGAAAGAGCAAAAGAATATTTTATTAAAAGAAAAATAACTAAAGGTTCTGTTGTTAAATTTAAACTTGGATATTCTGAAAGCCAAGACATGATATCTATACCAGTTTATAACCATGAGGGTATATGTGTAGGGTTTGTTGCACGATCTATTGAGGGCAAAGACTTTAAGAATACAGTGAAGTTACCTAAGTCTAAATTATTATTTAATCTCAATAAAGTTAAAACTGCCTCTAAGGTTTATGTAGTAGAGTCATCATTTGATGCTATAAGGTTAGACCAGGTAGGGTTTCCAGCAGTTGCTACATTAGGTGCCAACGTATCATCAAAACAAATAGATTTGCTTCAAAAATACTTTAGCGATATAATAGTTATTGCTGATAATGATGAAGCAGGCGGTAACATGAAAGAAAAATTAATCGAAAGATTAGAAGGAAATGTTACTGTAATTAACCTAAATAAACAATATAAAGATATAGGCGATATGGATGACGAGTCAATAAAAGAACTACAGTATCAGTTTGACAAATCAATACTGTCTATGCTAAAATAGAAAAAACAAAGGAGAAAAACTATGAGCGTTATTAAGGGACTAAAAAATATAAATGCCCTGCTCGATAAGAAAAATGATGAAGGCGCACCAAAGGTACGCTGGCTTAAGTTGGCTGATGGACAGTCAGTCAAGATTCGTTTTATTGAAGAACTTGATGAAGATTCAGCACATTATCTTGAGGAGCGTGGACTTGCACTTGTTGTCAAGGAGCACACAAATCCAAAGGATTATAAGCGTAAGGCTGTAGATACTCTTGACACAGAAGGCCGTGACTGGGCTGAAGAAATGTATCGCAAGGATCCGAAGGGCAATAGTGGTTGGCGAGGTCGTCTTCGCTTTTACTGTAACGTACTTGTCGACGATGGCATGGAAGAAAAGCCTTATGTTGCCATTTGGTCAATGGGCGTAAGCAAGCAGTCTGCATTTAATACAATTCGTGAGTATGCTCTTGAAACAGGAAGCATCTCAAACGTTGTGTGGAAGTTAAAGCGTAATGGTCAGGGAACTGAAACATCATACACTTTGATTCCGTCTGCTCCAGATAAGGAGCCATTTAATTGGGAAGGCATTGAGCCATATCCACTAGAGAAAGCATTGCGACGTGTTCCATATGCAGAACAAGAAGCATTCTATCTTGGATTTGATTCGCCTTCATCTACATCAGCGACGAATATCGACTGGTAGTAGATGAACTACGTCCCATTACATTTACATACTCACTTTTCACTATTCGATGGTATTGGGTTGCCATCTGAATACGTTGACCGTGCTATAAAATTGGGTATGCCAGCAATAGGAATTACAGACCATGGCTCCCTTTCTGGCCACAGAGAAATGTATCGTGTTGCTAAATCTAATGGGATAAAGCCTATTCTTGGCATAGAAGGGTATATGTGTGAAGATAGATTCGATCAGCGAGACAAAGCAGATAGAACAACTCCACTCGATATGGTTTATAATCATATTATCCTTCTTGCCAAGAATCAGGTAGGCTTAGAAAACCTTAATAAGTTAAATGAAATTGCTTGGACAGAAGGTTATTATAAAAAGCCAAGAATAGATTTTGAAGTACTTGCAAAATATAAAGAAGGAATAATTGTATCCTCTGCATGCCCAAGCGGAATTATTGCCAAGTCAATAGAACTTGGTGAACTTGGAATGGCAAAGAAATATATTAAATGGTTTAAAGAGCAATTTGGCGATGACTATTATTTAGAGGTTATGCCACATAATGATGAGTCAATAAACAGAAATATATTGTTGCTGGCAGACGAGTTTGGTGTTAAGCCAATTGTAACTCCAGATTGCCACCATGTTGATCCGTCACAAAAAGAAGTGCAAGAGTTAAAATTAATTCTTAACACATACTCTAATAAGATTCAAAAAGATGCTACATATGAAAAGTCTAAAAAGCAAGGCGACCTAATGAAACGCCTTGATTATTTATACGGCGCAGACAGGCAGATGTCATTTAATAAGTTTGACATACACCTTCTTTCGTATGAAGAGATCCAGGCTGCTATGGAAAAGCAAGCAATTTGGAGAACTGATATTTATGAAAATACTATTGAACTTGCAAACAAGATAGAAGATTACGACATTAAAGATGGGCTAAATCTTTTGCCAGTTCAATATAAGAATCCAGACAAACAGTTGTCTGATCTTGCTTATGAGGGCTTAAAGTCTAAGGGATTGTCTGATAACCAAGTTTATGTTGATAGACTTGAAGAAGAACTCAAAGTTATTAAAGATAAAAAGTTTGGACCTTATTTTCTTGTTGTTCAAAGCATGATATCTTGGGCAAAAAAAGAAGGCATTATGGTTGGTCCAGGACGTGGATCATCTGCAGGCTCACTGCTTTGCTACACACTTGGAATTACAGATATTGATCCTATAGAACACGGCTTGTTGTTTTTCCGATTTATTAATCCAGAGCGTAACGATTTTCCAGACATTGATACAGATATTCAAGATACTCGTCGTGATGAGGTAAAAGATTATCTTGTTAAACAATATAAGCATGTTGCTTCTATTGCTACATTTTTAGAATTTAAAGATAAAGGTGTTGTGCGAGATGTTGCTCGTGCATTAAATATTCCATTGACAGATGTAAATAAAGTGTTGAAGTTAGTAGATACATGGGATGAATACTGCACTTCAAAAACCACTGCATGGTTTAGAGAGAAATATCCAGAGGTAGAACAATATGGAGAACAACTTCGTGGTCGCATTAGAGGTACTGGCATACACGCTGCTGGCGTTGTCACTAGCAAAAATCCTATTTTTAGGTACGCACCGATGGAGACACGCAACTCTCCTGGTAGCGATGATCGCATACCTGTCGTGGCGGTGGACATGGAAGAGGCTGAGAAAATCGGACTCATCAAAATCGACGCACTTGGTCTTAAAACTTTAAGTGTTATTAATGATACCTTAAAGATTATTAAGGAGCGTGAAGGCACAGATATAGATCTTTTAAAGTTAGATATGGCTGATCAAAAAGTTTATCAAATGCTTTCTGAAGGCTATACAAAGGGTGTATTTCAGTGTGAAGCAACCCCATACACAAACCTACTGGTTAAAATGGGAGTCAAGAGTCTTGCTGAATTATCTGCTTCCAATGCCCTAGTTCGTCCAGGCGCTATGAATACTATTGGTAAAGACTATATCGAACGTAAGCATGGCAGACAGGCAGTAAATTATTTACATCAAACTATGAAGCCGTTCACACAAGAAACATATGGGTGTATCCTATACCAAGAGCAGGTTATGCAGGCCTGCGTTGAACTCGGAGGGATGTCTTGGTCTGAAGCGGACAAGGTTCGTAAGATCATTGGTAAAAAGAAAGATGCTAGAGAATTTGATGTTTTTCGTGATAAGTTTGTTAGCGGTGCTTCTAAGTTTGTTAGTCCTAATCAGGCTCGTGATTTATGGCATGACTTTGAGGCGCATGCGGGCTATTCGTTCAACAAGTCTCATGCGGTTGCTTACTCTACGCTCTCGTATTGGACGGCATGGTTAAAGTATTATTATCCAATTGAGTTTATGTATTCATTATTAAAAAATGAAAGGGACAAAGATGCACGAACTGAATATCTTATTGAAGCGAAAAGAATGGGCATTAGCATTAAGTTGCCTCACATTAATGATTCGGATATTGATTTTAAGATTGAGGGTAAAGGCATTCGGTTTGGACTCTCAGGGATCAAGTTCATCTCTGATAAAATTGCAGAACGCTATATATCAGCACGACCTTTTAAGTCTTTTGAGGCACTTAGAGATTTCACGTTTACAAAAGGAAATGGAGTAAATAGTAGAGCACTAGAGGCACTAAGAATTATTGGTGCAGCAACATTCCCAGATAATCCTAGAAATGATAATGAGATTCGTGATAACTTGTATGAGTATTTGGGCTTACCAGAATTTACACAGACTGTTCCATCACATTATCATGCATTCATTAATCCTGTTGAGGATTTTGAAGAAAAAGGATCTTTTATTTTGATGGGAATGGTAAAGGGAATTAAACGAGGCAAGGGTTGGTCTCGTGTAGAAATATTAGATAAAACTGGAAGTGTGGGTATATTTGATGAAGAACAAACGACTATTGAGGCTGGACGAAGTTATATTGCACTTTGTTCTGATAACAGAATTGTTAGTGCTATTCCTGTGGACGAGATAAAAGGATCAGATTCTGCATTAATTAAATTTTTAAATTATAGAATGTTACCTTATAAAGATGATGAGTTATTTGTGGTATCATTTAAACCAAGAGTAACGAAAGCAGGCAAAAAGATGGCTTCTCTGACTCTAGCAGACACCTCTAGAGAACTTCATCCAGTTACAGTATTTCCTACTGCTTTTGCTAAAGCATATATGAAAATTGAAGAAGGTCATGCATACAAGTTTGAGTTAGGTAAAACTAAAGACGGTACAGTAATATTGGAGGATATCAATGTCGGTTAGCCTTGAAGAAGTATTAGCACAGTTAAATCCAAAACTAAGAAAGAGTATCCTTGTAGGAGATGAGGTGCCAAAGACAGAGTATGCAGTAACACCAAGTTTTGGCCTTAATCGTGCACTAAATGGTGGATTGCCATACGGAAGACAGGTACTTATCTGGGGTTCAAAGTCATCTGCAAAATCTTCTATGTGCCTTCAGACAATTGCATTAGCACAAAAAGAAGGAAAGATTTGTGCATGGATAGACGCAGAAATGTCATACGACAAAGAGTGGGCAGAAAAGTTGGGAGTAGATACATCAAAATTAATTGTTTCACAAGCAAGAACTATTAACGAGATGGTAGATGTTGGTGTAAATTTAATAGAGGCTGGAGTTGACATAATTGTTGTTGACTCAATTACTTCCTTGCTTCCAGCAATTTATTTTGAAAAAGATTCATCAGAATTAAAGCAGTTAGAAAATACAAAACAGATTGGTGCAGAGTCTCGTGATTTTAGTAACGCTTGGAAGATGCTTAACTATGCAAACAATAAGGTTAAGCCAACGTTACTAATTCTTATTTCTCAATCTAGAAATAATATTAATGCAATGTATACAAGCCAACAGCCAACTGGAGGACAGGCTACAAAGTTTTACTCTTCTACTGTTGTTAAATTATTTTCATCTGAATCAGATAATCAGGCATTGAAAGGAAAAATATATGTTGGTGACAAGGCTATTGAAGAAAAGATTGGTAGAAAGATTAGATGGGAACTCCAGTTTTCCAAAACTTCTCCTTCTTTTCAGTCTGGGGAGTATGATTTCTATTTTAGAGGCGATAACTTGGGCATTGATGGGGTCGCTGATCTTGTTGACACTGCTGAATTGGTTGGCATAGTGGAGCGTACAGGAGCATGGTATTTATTACCAGATGGTTCAAAAGTTCAAGGCAGAGAAGCATTTGTTAATCGTGTAAGAGAGGATCTTGATCTACAAGAAATGATTAAGGCTAAGATTAGTGGATAAGTATACAATCTTTGAAGGTAAATTTCCTTGCAAGACTTGTAAGAAAGAAGTAAAGACTATTAGAGTCTATGCGTCAACTGGAATGGCATCTTGGATGTGCTCAGATAAACACTTATCAGAAGTTCAATTGTTTAAGGTTGGATACAAGAAAGTTAAAAAATATGACTGAAAAAAATGAAAGCAAAAGACTTGGTGCTAAACAACATAAGAATTCTGGTAGAAATACCAAGAAGGGTGACGCTACTTGGAATAATTTCACGGTAGATTTTAAAGAAGTCGGAAAGTCTTTTACCCTTAATCAGGATGTTTGGGCTAAGGCTACAACGGATGCAATTAAAAATAACAGCGACCCAGCAATCATTGTTGTAATTGGCGAGGGAAGCAAGAAGGTTAGACTTGCTATAATAGAGTTAGAACTACTAGAACAGATGGTTAATAATGGAACAGAATAATACAACACTTGAAATGATTAATGGTTTGACAGAAATAGCAGATTATATGGAAGATGAGGAACTGACTACAGCCTTAACATTTATTGCAAAGTTAATAGTAAAGCCAGATATTCCTATTAATGTGGCCACAATAGAGATAGTTAGGCTACAAGCAATTGCAGCCAAAATGGCTTTTAGAGCAACCTGGATGGCTAACGTTGACAAATCAGACAGAGGAAAGAAGAATCTTTATTACACCGCAGCAGAGTCTATCAATAATTTGGTTTCCGCACTAAAATATATAACTCGCTGATATCTGCTATAATTATACAAACAAAGGATAATGATGAAAAATTTATTAAAAGAAGTAATGATAAAAGATTTAAAGAAAACCAAAAATAAAGAAAATATGGAAGATACTTCTTTTATAGATGGTCTTATTGAAAAAATAGAATCTGGGTATTTGGCACAAACAAAACCCAAGTTTACCAAGAAAAGTAATTTCTCCGCATCTGGACTAACCTATGGCGCTGGAGAGTGTCCAAGATATTGGTATATGATGTTTGATGGTGCTCCAGCATTTGATAACTCAACTGCCTTTGGCGTAGCAAATAGAAATAACGGAACTCTTGGCCATCAAAGAATACAGGAGGCAATTGAACTTTCTGGACTTCTTGATAAAGATATGGTCATGGATCCATTGCCAAGAAAATATAACAAGCAAGAGCACCCATCGATGGAGTTTAGGGTTAAAACTGAAGAGCCACCATTTGACGGTTACGGCGATGTTATGCTTAATATAAACGATGAAAGAGTTATTGGAGAAATCAAAACTATCAGTAATGAAGGATTCGAATATAAAAAGAAAAGTGAAAAGCCTAAGATGGGCCATCTTATGCAATTACTAATTTATATGCGAGTATGGAAAATTGATAAGGGAGTAATGATTTATGAAAATAAAAACAATCATGAGTTATTGACCTTACCAGTTGTAATGAACGATCATTTCCGTCGGTGGGTAGACCAGGCATTTGATTGGATGAGGGAAGTATATGAGAGTTGGAAGAAACAGGAGTTGCCACAAAATCCTTATAGATCCAATTCTAAAATATGCAAAGTTTGTCCAATTCAAAAAGCATGTGCTGAAGCAGAGACAGGGGTAATTAAACTTAAACCTCTGGAGTTGCTAGAAGATGAAAAACTGTAAATGGTGTGATAAAAATTTTGAATCAGATATTTCATATCAAATATATTGTTCTGAACAATGTAGAGAGCAGGCAACAAAAGAAAAGATAGCACAAAGATATATACAGTCTAGAAGACAAAAAAGAAAAGGTAAAAACAGACTGTGTAAGCAATGTGGTGAGAAACTATCTATTTATAATGATGAACCATTATGCAATAAATGTGTCATCAATCCAAACGATGTCAAGAAAGCACTAAAACAAATTAAAGGAATGACAAATGGTAAATCAAAATAATAAGCCAGAAATAATTTGTGCTATTGATGCCAGCACAACAAGTCTTGCTTTTGCTTTATTTACTACTGATTCAGGTAAGTTTGGAAATTCTTTAGGAACAGTTGGAAAAATAAAATTTGAAGGTAGAGACATTTATGAAAAGGTTATTGATGCTTCTAAAAAAACAAAAGCCTTTTTTGACTACTACGGTGGCTTTGAATGTATTGTTATCGAACATACTGTTTTTATGAATAGCCCAAAGACTGCTGCAGACCTCGCATTGGTTCAGGGGGCCATACTTGGAGCAGCAGGACAAGCAGGTACAAAAATTATAGGAAAGGTATCTCCAATAACATGGCAGTCGTACCTTGGAAATAAAAAACTAACCAAGGAAGAGCAGTTACAGATTAGATCAATAAATCCAGGAAAGTCCCTGTCTTGGTATAAAACATATGAGAGAGATTTTAGAAAGAAAAGAACGATTAAATTACTAAATGTTATTTATGATAAAAAAGTAGAAGATTACGATGTTGCCGATGCTTGTGGTATTGGGCACTGGGCTATTAATAATTGGGATAAAGCGGTTTGACAGGACAGGCTATGGCTGCTAAACTATATACAAATGAACTATGGCTTAAAAAAAGATTTCATATTGATAAGAAATCTCCAGAGGATATAGCGAAGGAGTGTGGCGTTAGCGTGGAAACTATTTATGTATACCTTGCTAAATTTGGATTAAGGAAGTCAAAAAGATGAATCCAGTATTTCCAGATGTTAATAATTTTAGATGCGACGACTTATACTTGCTTACAGTAGGCACATCTGCTGGAAAAGAGATATATGAATCTTGTCATGAAATTGCACATATGCTAATAAAGAAAAATATTGCATACGGAAACTCTGCACTAGAACCTGTTAGAATTTTTAGTAAGGCAGATGCAAGAGAGCAACTTCATGTGCGTATTGATGATAAGTTAAGCAGAATAATGCGTGGCACAGAGTATATCGGTGATAACGATATAGACGATTTAATTGGCTACCTAGTATTATTAAAGATAGCAAAGGCCAAAGATTTAGAACGAAAAGAGGCATATGGTCATGTCGACTGAAGAAGATTTAATTAAACATCTTGATGAGATTAATACAGTTGTAGGCGAATATCTAAAGGGTAATGACGCAACTAAAATTTCTAAAGATCTTGCCATTCCAAGGACTCGTGTAGTTCAGCATATTAATGAGTGGAAGGTCATGGCTTCTGCTAATGATGCTATACGTGCTCGTGCTAAAGAGGCACTTGCTGTTGCAGATACCCACTATAATAAACTTATTGCTAAATCTTATGAAGTAATCGATGAAGCATCAATGACTAATAATCTTAGTGCAAAAACTCAAGCGATTAAATTAGTAATGGATATTGAATCAAAAAGAATTGATATGTTACAAAAGGCAGGACTTCTAGAAAATAAAGAACTTGCAGAAGAAATGCTACAAATAGAAAAGAAGCAAGAAATCCTTATGGCGATTCTTAAAGACATTGCTTCTGAATACCCACAAGTTCGTGATGAGATTATGCGTAGGCTTTCTGATGTTGCTAAAAAGGATGAAGTGATTACAATTGTCCATGATGTTTGATGATTTTCTTGAGGCTCTTGCCGATAATCATTTTGAGGAAACTCCAGTTGATGCTAAAACATTTGTAGAATCTCCTGATTATTTGGGGCAGCCAGGACTGTCTGATATTCAGTATGACATAGTTGAAGCAATGAGTCAGATTTATCGTAAAGAAGATCTTCAGCAAATAATGGGAGAAGAAGATGGTGCAAGATATTTTGAAAAATTTACTAAGAATGAAATTATCCTTCAACTGGGTAAGGGTAGTGGAAAAGATTTTACTTCTACTGTTGCTTGTGCTTACATTGTGTATAAGTTATTATGCCTTAAAGACCCAGCAAGATATTTTGGAAAACCCAGTGGCGATGCCATCGACCTAATTAACGTTGCTATTAACGCTCAACAGGCTAAGAATGTTTTCTTTAAAGGCTTTAAATCTAAGATTGAAAGGTCACCATGGTTTGCAGGAAAGTATGAGGCAAAGGTAGATTCAATCACATTTGAAAAGTCCGTAACAGTCTATTCTGGTCACTCAGAAAGAGAATCACATGAGGGTCTAAACCTTTTGCTTGCTGTTCTTGATGAGATTTCAGGTTTTGCATCTGAGGTGGCAACAGGTAATGAACAGGGAAAAACTGCTGACAATATTTATAAAGCATTCCGTGGATCAGTTGACTCTCGCTTTCCAGATCTTGGTAAGGTAGTTCTTCTCTCATTTCCAAGATATAACGGAGACTTTATTTCTGAGCGGTATGAATCAGTAATTGCAGACAAAGAAGTGGTAAGTAAAACGCATAGATTTATTATTAATCCATTACTGCCTGAAGACGATAAAGATAACTGGTTTGATATTAGTTGGGATGAAGATCATATTAAGTCTTATAAGTACCCTGGAGTTTTTGCTCTGAAAAGACCTACTTGGGAAGTTAACCCAACAAGGCAGGTTGATGATTTTAAAATTGCGTTTATGACAGACTTAGGTGATGCAATGATGCGCTTTGCCTGTGTCCCCACATATGCTTCTGATGCATTTTTTAAGCAGGCAGACAAGGTAAGATCGTGTATGACATTAAGAAATCCAATAGATACATTTAAAAGGTTTGACGAATCATTTAAACCAGATCCAGACAAGGTTTACTATGTTCACGCTGACCTTGCACAAAAGCACGATAAGTGTGCGGTAGCAATTGCTCACGTAGATAAGTGGGTAAATATTCAGGTAATTAATAATTACGAACAAGTAGCACCAATTGTAGTAGTAGATGCAGTTGCTTGGTGGGAGCCAAAGATTGAAGGCCCAGTTAATCTTTCAGAAGTTAAACAGTGGATTCAGAATTTAAGAAGACTTGGTTTTAATATTGGAATGGTTTCATTTGACCGTTGGCAATCCTTTGACATTCAAAATGAATTAAAGCAGGTAGTAATGAGAACTGATAC